GGGATTGATTGGAAACTTCTGTTTTCCCCTCATTAAGGATTTCTTAATGGGCGCTTTTGTATGCCAGCTTGAATCGGTCTTTCCTGCTGGCACCCCTGGCCTCACGGCCTGCCCACGGACGGGTGTTAGGTGGGGGTGGTAAATCGACAGACCATAAAGTCGGCGCAAGATCGGCTCACCGACCTCTTTGGTTAGTCTTGTCCACCTCGTAGATTCTTAGAATAAAACTAGAATAGTTCCACCATCCGTAGATCACGCTAACAAGCAAGCTTAATCAGTTTAGATTCCCACCAAAAACAGAAACAGAAAGAAAAACACCATGAAGAAAAAGAAACGCAAAAGTGAGAATAAATCTCGCGGACCCCGACTTTCAGTCGCTACCGTCCCCATTGCGCGAACTTACACCATCAGGAGAAGCGTTCCACGTCGGAGAAACATTGGTAATAATTACCGTGTCTCAGGCGAAGACTTCTACTCGGATATGGTTTTGGACGCCAATGGAGACCTCGACATCAGATTTGACATCAACCCCGGACTCGATACCTACCCCTGGTTACAACCCCAGGCCAATGGATACGATAAATGGAAAGTCATATCTTGGGTCGTTTCTTACGTTCCTAAGAACGCAGTACTCACCACAACAGGGGCCATTTATGGCGCATACGACTACGACGCCATGGACCGCACCCCAGCAACTGCGGCCCGGATCATGACGTACAAAGGCGTGCGCCAAACTGCATTATATTCCAAACAGTCCTTTCCACTGGACACTAAGTCCATTAGTGGGGTAGGGCCGACCTGGAAGATCGTGCGTAATGGTCCCACATCCAGGGAGCTCAACTTGTTTGACCCCGCATCATTTCACTTCCTCGTCCGCGCTGGAGCGGCTAACGCCAATCTCGCGGACTTTGGACAACTTCACTTCAGTTACACCGTAGAATTTGCATGTCCAGGATTAGAGAGGACGCACAGCATCCCTCGATTCATGGGAGATGCAGGTGGCGCTACGGTTGTTCCAGTAGCCGACACTGGATGGATACCAATCCATTGGGCAAACTTGGCACCAGACTCAAGCGTCATGACCGTTCCAACACCGGATGTCATACACCTTCAACCGGGAGTGTACAGAATTTCTTATGGCACGTGTATTCGTTACACGGGCCAGGTTCTCACTGCTGGAGAATACCGATATGACACAAGTTTGGACGTCATCGTCAAAGGTACGACGCAAGTCTGTCCAGGTTCCTATATATACCAGCGTCGAGATGAACAATTCATCGCCACTGAAACCTACGACTTTTACGACTCATATTCCCGCACTTTCATGTGCGCAGTCACTGTCCCCACATCACTCCAACTACGATGTAATGTTGTCGGCAATGAAATCCTCCCAGTAGTTGCCCTCACACACTCACAGGCGTTAGATACTAAACTTCACTGTTTCATCGCCGAGCTGCTGACATAGTCGCGCTCTGGATAAGCTCGTATCCATGTAAATGAGTCTGGGAAAATCAGCCCAGCCGAAAAATAGATTTCACCCTCTTCACTTCGTGAAGCGTCCCCGTGGGACGTATTACAACCGGGTTTAACAGAATCCATTCATCTTCTGTCTCACAACATCCACCGCGCCATAGCAGTCTAATCTTCCCTGACTGTGGTGAACAACTCAACTCACGAACAAGTCCTCTTCATCCAAACATTGCCGTTAGACCCACCTAAGTGGGACTGATAATCCCTTTGTCGACCGGATGCTACTTTGGTTGGAAGAGGGGGACTCTAGTACCTCAACAGAGTTACCCAAGCTGAACGACATATACTTCCTGTAAAATGGGCGGGTGTGAAGTTCAGTCGGGACGGCCTTCTTTTTAAGGAGGCTAAGGGCTTAGAACCGGATTGGCATAGATCAAGCCATCCGGATCTCGGTGAGCACCCCGGTGCACAAAATCTACATGAGCGAAGAGCTCCACCATGACGTTACCCGAAGGCAAGCAAGCAAACACTTAGTAATCCTGTATAAGTCCAGAAATGGATAGGCGCGTAGCATGGTCATTATATATCGACACTGACGACTTTAGCATTATCTACAAAGACTGGAAGGAAAACCAATTCTAAAAACCAAAAGGGGGTGAAGACCCAACCGAACAAAACGAAGAAAATTGAAGAGAAGACTCGAGTGAGCATCGAGCGTCTCAAATGGGTGGCGCCGGGACGGCAGGTTCCCGCCGTTTACCACGGCCACGTCAGTGACGACGAGGAGGATGGGGAGACTGTGCATCTCCCATCCGGCGTGCGTGTATCGAAGGATGATTACTTCTACATGCTCAGGGGTGGGGACATCCCCCCAGAGGAGGCTCCCGATACCAGGGGGACGGACAGATGGGTCCGGATGAACCTCCTCGACAAAAAGACCGCAGATACTGCGGCCAAGGTCGTCAGAAGGAGACGGCCTAGAAAAGGTTCCGGTCGAAAGGGTGGTTTCGACGCGACCAAGGGTTATCCTGGAGAAGGGCACGCCGCCCGCTCCAGCGCCCCCCCCTCCGCCAAGAAAAAACCGGTCATATACTACAAATGTGGTGAACCAGGTTGCGGTGTTGCACACTTCCACCCAAAAGGGGACCCCCTCCAAGGGGCTGCTAGACGCAAAGCGGAAGAAAAGAAGAGGGGGGAGGACAAAAAGAAAAAGGAGTGGAAACCGGTCCAGACTAAGGATCAAGAGTTTTCAAAATGTGCCAAAACCGGATGCAAGGAGCATTTTCATGATGCCAAACAATTGAGTACCGTCGCGTTGATGATCGCTAAAAAGATAAAGCCAGACGAGATCAAGAAACTCCACGCATCCGTTGCGCACAAACACACTCCAAAAACGCTCAAGACTGCCACTGCTGGCCCCGCTAAAATTGTGAAAAACAAAAGTACCGTCGAGAACAAAGTTCCCATGCAAAATAATGACGCGCACAAACAAGCGGCCACCACGGCAAAAATTACACACAAGACCACACTACCAAAAACCGCGCTCAGCACTTCCGTGCACAAGCAAACGGTTACAGTAGCGAAGGTCTTACACAAGACACGAACCCGCAAATTGGAAACCCTCCAACTCGCCTTCGAAGATTACAACGACTTGCTCGTTTCTAGTGATGAAGGTAGCGAGTCCTCGCAGGATTCCGACTTAAAAGGAGCTGTTCCTGACGGGTCCGATTATGAGGAGGAGCCGCAAGGGGATAGCGACACGGACTCTGACGAGGAAAGCGACGAGGACTCCGACGAGGATTCCGACGAGGAAAGCGATGAGGACTCGGACGAGGACTCAAGCGAGGATAGTGCTCAAGCATCGGATGAGGATACCGATTCCGATGAAGAGCTGCCGGGCTTGCCACCGCTCACTGATTCTGACTCTAGCGACGACGACGGTGACGGCGAGCTGCCTGGTCCTCCACCCAGTCCAGATTCCGAAAAAGATAAAGACGCCCCATTCGCTTATGCAGTCCCCGTCACTCTGGATCTCCCCGATAAGAGGGACGGTCAATTGGATACGGTCACGATGCATTGCCATGGCCCCGTCCATTTCACGGACTTTGTGCCGGTTTGGTTTCGCACGCAAAATTGCACCACCAAGGAGGGTGAAGAGCAGGAGCTCCTCGAAACCCAATCATATGGTGGTAAGATCACCTGGCGGGGCCTCGGATGGATTATACTCAACACACTCCCTGTTGTTCTCTGTTGGTTTTCAGACCTCTCCCTAGCTATAGCATCAGCTTGTTATCGCGGCATTAAACATTACATGCCGGAAACTCGTTCGCTGTACCAGATCTGGCGAGACGAACAGATCAACAAAATGTGGAAACTCCTTTATCAGGGCGTTGATTGGTTGCTCTCGTGGCCGCCGTTCAGCACCTACACCAACTTCAGGGAAGGCTGGGTTGCGATGTGGGGCCATTGGTTCACGCCACCACCCCCCTTTCCCTGGGAGACTTGCATCCAGGCTTTCAATCTTTTTGTGCTCATCGTTGGCGCTGCCCTCTTGTTAGTGGCGGTGCGCAATCACGTCACTTATCTCATGAGCGGTAGATTTAACGCCACCACTAGCATACGGATTCATCGAGGTTTATTAGCCCATTTGTTTAAAGACAAATCCCTGCGACCGAGGATTGGGATGGCTGCGGATAAAACCCCAGCATCTCTCCTTTCCGCCGCACGTTATGCAGTGAACACTTTCAACACGGACGACCTAGAAGAGCTGGTCATCGAAAACACCATTGAGTACTACCTGCAGAGGAGACTCATCCTCGCCGTTCGAAGCGAACGTTTTCGACCAAACACTTCCGGGCTCCCGACTTTTCGTCGGTGAGGGGACAGGGCTACGGTAACGTACCCCTAGGACCATACCGGTTCACCCCAACCCAACAATTACCCACCAAAAAGAAAGCCATCGACCCATCGCAATTTAAAGCGTCGTCCGGCTCCAAATACTACTCACCTGAACTTGGGCTCAACTTCCCCGTCCTTAACGAGGAATGCGGACATACTCCGCGCCCAGGAATTGATGCTGACGGTTCGTACCGAACGAGGTGGAACGCGGTTTCCCACAACGGTGTCATCCACAGCAATTCTAATTTTACCCTCAACCATGCTTTCAACCAGCGAATGTTAATCGACCGGACCGATGAGGCCGGGAATAGCATTCATGCGGATTTCATTCGCCGCCAGACTCAATTTCTGAACTCAGAGCAACAACTCTTTTCTATATTGAAAGATCGTTTTGCCCGTTATTTCACTGATTGGTTAGGCCGCGAAAAAATGGCTGAGTTACATCACGCAGACACCCACCCTAAGAAGCCGGTTCGAGTCGCAGGATTCACCGAGCGACTTAACAACTTCGGAGAGCGTCTGTGGCTCAGGTTAGGCCAGCTTGTTTACAAACTCAAGAAAGATGAAGTTGGTAAACCTGGCAAAGCCGGACGCTGCATCGGCGATCTTGGGGTTGAGGCTTCACTTCAAGGAGCCTGGGCAACCAAAGTGGATAAAGATGCGGTGAAAGAAGATATTATGCTTGAGGATGACGGCTGGGTCACGCGAGTGCACTTTTGTAGCGCACCAAAAGAGGAAGAGTTGACTGAAGTTTTTGCTAACCTGATCAACCCCCCTGAGGACGCTTACTTTGTGTATTTCTCGGACGACTCATGTTATGCCGTTCATACCCCTTCCGGTGTGCGTCGATTCAACGTTGACATCTCCAGCTGCGACGCTTCCCATTCAGACCGGCTTTTCACCAAATTCACCGAGTTGCACCCTTCCGGCGCGGCGAGGGAGGACATCGAAATCCTGGTCGATCAGTGTCGAGCCCCCATCAAGATTCGTGCACCCGACAAGGTCAACGGAGTCAAGATTAAAGTCATTTTGCAAAGTTTAGTTGCTAGGCTTTTTTCAGGGAGTACACTCACCACTGTCATCAACGGATTCGCCAACACCTGTATTGCTCAAGCAGCCCATAATCATCGTGCGTCAGATTCTATGACCATCATGCGGGCGGCAGGAGATGCAGGCTACGTTGTCACCGTTGAGTCCTGCGATAAAATCGAAGATCTACAATTTTTGAAAAGCAGCCCAGCTCTCACCGTTCAGGGAGAGTACAAGCCACTTCTCAATATCGGAGTGCTCCTTAGAGCCTTCGGCACTTGCAAAGGCGATTTACCAGGCAAAGGTCCACTTACAAAAGAGAAATGCGACGCATTCCAGAAAGGGTTGCTTCAAGGCTTATACCCTTATGCATCCTTCCCATTTCTAGACGCTCTGAAAGCCCAGTACGCTGGGGCCGGAGACGTCCACTTGGATCTCAAAAACTACGAACACAAATGCACTGACACGCGCGCCGTGTTCACTGACGAAGCGGTTTTTAAACGCTACGAGGTGAACCGCGCAGGCGTCAATTACCCCCTCGGAGACGACTCCCTCGCTGGACTCGAAGACCTCTGCCATCTCCCTTTTGGTTATGAGCATGCTTCGGACGGCGCTGATGCAGTCCTCCACAAAGACTACGGTCTTAGGTGCTGGTAGCACCAAGATACACCGAGCCGTGTATCGCTCGTTGCAATACGAGCAGCCTCCCCCGTAAGGGGTCGAGCGGCCCCGACTGCCTGAAACGTCGGCCATCTCGCG